TGTATTAATTCTTATTGGCTCAATAATTTTATATAAAGTTTGTTCGTACATTATTTAGATCTTCTTTCCGCAAACCCTTGAAAAGTGCTTTCTTTTTGTGTAGTGGGTTTGTCTTCTAATATATTTTTCTCCTCTTCAATTCTATTTAATATCTCGAAGGCATCAAATATAGCTAACTTTTTAGTTGCTGCTGCATTTTTTAATCTATCAGCAGAAATATCCTCATCGCTATCAACTATTTCCTCTTTAGCTACTTTAATTAATTCGTCAACCGCTTTATAACCAGCTTGGATTATATTCTTTTTCTTGTCCTTGATATTCATATTTAATTGAAATTGAATTTGTTAATACTCTATATAATCTTTCTCCATTAATAATAAACTCGTATTTACTATTAGGAGTAAAGCCTATTAAATCTCCTGGTTTAATATCTTTAAGGCTATTGTCACAGTATTTCATTATACCAACTAATGGTTGTTCTTTATCAATACTAAATTTATCGTATGATTTAATTGGTTTAACAAAACAATACCCACTTAAAGCTTTCCAGTTATTATTTCTTTTATATGCAAAAATTTGATCTTCTTTTACCGCATATGTATTTTCGTTAATATAACTTCTACTATTTTGTTCTTTACCATGCACATTGTGAAATCTTCTAAAAACATTATGATGAACAACTATTTCGTCATTTACTTGTATTTCAGTTGTACCTATAGAAGGTAAAGATAACACAACACCAATTCTATTAACATATTGATGATGTGCTATTTCACTATTTAATATTAATTCTTTATCACCTATTTTCTTTTTATTATTATACCTACTTCCTTTCGGTTTAATAATAAAATCATATAAGCTTCGCATTAATATTCTAAATTATACTCAATTGATACCGCCATGTTTTTATTAAAATCTTTCCATGGTAATACATCATCTTGTTTTTTAATATAAATACTGTACTTAGTATCTTCTTCTATTATATCACAAATTGTATGTCCTCCGTAAACTTCTTGTCCTACAGAATAATGCATCGCTTCGTTTTTATAATCTTTACCAATACTAATTTTTCTTATTAGTTTCATCTGTAGGTATTTCTTTTAAAGTTCCATCTTCTACGTTAACACTAACTTCTCCGTATTTATTTTTTAATTTAGCTTCTAATTCACTTAAATCTTTTCTAAATTGATTAAATCTTTCAATTGCCATTGATTTATTAATTTCTAATTCACCAATTTGCATTCTAAGTCTGTTAACTGCTGTTACTAATGATTGAAGATCTTGTAATTCATCGCTAGTAACTTTTAAATCTTCAGTTTTCTTTTTATTTGCCATAATTTTCTATTTAATTTAAATTAATTCACTCGTTTATATTATCACGCAATTGTCACACTTTTTACTTCTTAACAACCTTCTTTTTTGGTTGCACTATAAACCAATCTTTGTAAACATCACGTTTCTCACAAATATAGTCCATATATTTGTCTACTTTTTCTTTCCAATTTTTATCTACCATTGGATTAACAATACCAGATTTAGGACTAGAAAAACATTTATTTATATAATCTTTTATATGATGTTGATTTGTAAATAAATATTTATTAATAGATTCAAAGGAACCAGCTGTTAATGTGTTCCAAGTATCAATAGGTTCTATTCTTTTTCCTAAAACAGCAGCATAAATAGCACTTTCACTTATATGTGTTGTATATACTGTTTTAGCTTTTTGTAAATAATAATACATATCAACTTCTCTAGGTAAAATATTACTTTCACCAAAAAAATCTTTTAACTCACCTATTATTTGATGAGTTGTTATTGGATGTGGTTTAAAATATATATTATTACCATGCTTTTTAGATATAGCTTTTAATCTATTTAAGCAAACATTAGTTTTAACTTTATTTGAACCAGGTAGTACAACTAAATAATCTTTAGCTGGCCATTTTTCTATCTCTTCTTTTCTATGTTGATATTTATTTGCTAGTTTT